ATCACCGTATACTTTATGAGCAACATTATCTGGTCTATCATCACCTTTGATTTTATATTTTGTAAAGTATACAGTATCTTGAAAGATATCATCTCTTAGTTTTACTCTTTTAAAGAAGTTTTTTACTCTGATATAATCACCAATCATCGCATTTGGAAGACGACTGACATAATTAAAATCTGGTAATTGATTGAAATAAGGTTTTGCCATCTTAGTATCCTATGTACTCGTTTGCTCCAATACCTGATGCCCCTTGACCTTTTGAAAGATCATCATAATCACTATCAAATATTGGTTCGAGTTCTTTAAAACCTAATTGCATTTGATATGATGTTAATGCACCATTATGGAAGGTTGAGTATTGTCCATCAGGTGTATAAGTCATAGACATTGATTCTAGTGCACACTCTTTAAACATATTTAACCAAGGAGAGGTACTACCTTTATGATAATAACCAATGAAGAATGTATGAGGAGCTTTAATGAAGGTAAAAGTTTTTCCTTTCTTTGGACTCATTCCTTGTTTAAATTGTCTTATCATTGCTTTTACTGCTTCTGCTTCGGGAGCACTTCGTGGTGAAAGTCTAAAGGTAAAAGTAAATCCTCTTAGTTTGGGACCATTAAATAACAGTTCCATATTTTTATTCAGTGTTGCTCCATATTGTCTTTGAGCAAAATCGACACCAGATAGAGCAGCATTTATCAATCCAGTTTGAACAGCAGCTCCTGTTGCGCCAACTTGTGCTTTATTAGCAGCTTCACCCAGACCACCTCCTGTACCTGATGTTATCTCTCCAGCTGAATTAGCCAATACTTGATCCAATTGACTTAGTGATTTTTCTCCCCAATTAACTGAGTTTTGGTCAGCAATACCTGAAGGAATTGGAAGAGTCATTGTAGCGAGGATTTTTCTTTCACCATTTTTTTCTTTGCTATAATCACCGGTATTTACTCCTGCTACTCCTCTGATAGCATTACCTGTACCACCTTTAACTTTAACAGTTTGGATGCCTGGTGTCATTCTTGATCCTAAAGCACCTGCTTTTTGTTGACTTTTAAATTTTCTTGGTTGATATTCTATCATCTGGAATTGTATAAAATCTTGATACTCAGGATTTAAATCTATAGGATATACTATATCTTCATACTCTGTTCTTTGATGTGCATTGTCTATATCATCTGACATTGCTTCTTGTTGTTTTTGCCAAGTTTCTTCATCAGTATCTGGTTGGTTTTTTTCAGCCTCTTCTAATGCTTTATTTGCTTCTTCATTTAACAGTACATTATTTGCATATCCTTCTGCTTGTGCATTACATTCTTCTCTGGAACCTTCTCCTTTTTTTGCTATACAACTATCTAGAGCTGATGTTTTAAGGGTTTGTCTTGCATTTTCTTGAACAAGTAAAGTATTACTTTTATTTTGAAGTGCTTCGACTCTTGGATCATCAGATTTGGGTCCATTCAATACGTTATTATTTTTATGAAATTTTTGATATCCTTCATCTTTATAATAAGATCCCATGTGCTGGGTCTCTCCTTTATCATCCCTACTCCATACCTGAATTGTTCCTGAATCACCTCCAGTAGTATCAGTTCTTGTATAAAATGTATATTTTCTCTCTGCTACACCATCAACGGGAGTAGATTGACCACCAACATTATGTACTAATTTAAAGTCATTAGTTTCCGATTCAGTCCAACCTTTAACCTTTACGCCATCATACTTCTTATTTCGCTCTACGGCTTGATCTATTCTTTGTTGAGTTAGTTCAGGACTTCTACCAGATCCAATATTTGGAGTTGACATTACATCTATATTTTTAATTATTTAGTAGGTATTGGGCATAGGGTAGTGATCGCACAGACATAATCTCTTCAGTGTTAATGATGTGTAAGTAACCTTGAATCTCTTCCCAGGTATAGTTCCTTGGTTTACCCCAGTGAAAGTTGAGTCCTCTGAATCCCCATCTAAAGATTTCAAGACATGCAACTAATGGATACTGATCATAATATAAGTTTGGTGTCTTAGGACTATAGACAAAGGTATAATACTTTCCTACTTCAGGAGTTACTTCAGTCTCAGTAAATGTCTCCATGATACTCATCATAATATCATCAGGACTCTCAAAACCAACTAGCGAATCTTTTAATAGTAAACCTCTGTCATCCATTACTTAATGCCTAATTGATCTTCTGTTATTATTTTAAATTCTATTAATCTATCGTTACAAAATTCTGATGCTGCTTTCCATTTAGCTTGATTGACTGCATAGGTTTTCATTTCATATAAGTATCCTTTAGTCATTCTTGATTTTTTCTTTGGTGGAGTAGTTTGTTTTTTTGGTTTTACTTCAATCACATATGTTTTTATTTGCCCAGATGTTTCTTTAAGTTTTATTATAAAATCTGGAAAGTATTTGTGACGACGATTGTCTATGGGTGAGACATAGGGGATAAAAAATTCTTCACTTCCCCATTCAAAAACACTTTCATTTAGATCGCACCACTGGCAAAATTTTCTTTCCCAACTACTTCTGCATATAATATTATTAGAATCACCTTTATATTTCATAGGAAATTTTGGTTTGTATCTGCTCTTGATACTTTCTCCCATCTATCTCTTCTATATAATATATACCAATAAAGATATTTATAGATGGCGATATTCGATCCTTTTACTTTTTTAGACTCTATACTGAGTGGTGAAGGGATGGGACCTAATAGTCCACAAAGGGACCCGTTTACTAAAATTAGAAATAATCTTCTTCAACCCGCATTAACTTCTCATTTTGAAGTTGAGGTTGGTGAACCTAGGGATGGTGCTTGGTCTCAATTTAAAGCGAACAATAATTTAAATTATACAAGTGCTAATGGTCAAGAAAAACTTTTTCTCCTTTGTTCAGAAACAGTTTTGCCAGGTTCTAGTATGGCAACCCATCAAATAACAGGTGATTATACAGGTGTTACAGAGAGGCATGCATATAGAAGATTGTTTGATGATAGAATTGATTTAACCTTTATGGTTAATGCAAATGAGAATGCATACCTTCCTATTAGATTTTTTGAGGGATGGCTTAAATTTATTGCTGATGAGCAGGATGCTGAAGTAAGAGGAGGACCAGGTGTTCTTCCTGGTCTTGGTGCTTTTGGTTTGCCTCAGACTGGAGGAACAAATAATAGTGTTCGTAATCCTAACTATTCTTATAGGATGAAGTATCCAACACAATATCAATCTCAATTAAAGATAACTAAATTTGAAAGGAATGGTCCTCAACCAAATCTTGTTTATACTTTTTTGAATGCTTATCCTATAGCTGTAACTTCGATGCCAGTTTCTTATGAAACTTCTCAACTATTAAAGTGTACAGTTTCTATGACGTATGTTAGGTATTGGATTGATGGGTTGATTGGTCATAAGTCAACAGGATATACTCCATCACCTCAACAGCAAGCAAATCAGAATGAGAAAAATCGTCCTGAGGGTGTTGTAAGTGGTAGTGGTACTAAAGATGATCCGTGGGTACGTCCTGCAATACAAACAGGTAGACCAAGTGATGTTAATATTAATGATACTAGACCAAAATTTACTGAGAAATCGGCTTTGAATTTCTTGGATAAGGATAATAATATAAATTTAAATAGTCAAACCATGGCATCTTCGACCTATCAGAGACCTGATGGTACTACAGTTGTGAATCGAACTGAACGTGGTTTTGAAACAACAATTGTAACTACACCTGATGGTAGGACCACAACAACTACTAGATCTCGAAACCAGAATTTAACTTCTCCACAGGTAGCATAAATAAACATACTGAAATTCTCTATAGGATATTATGCCTTTACCAAAGATTGCTACGCCAACATATGAGTTGGAATTACCCTCTACTGGAGAGACGATAAAATACAGACCTTTTTTAGTTAAAGAAGAGAAGGTATTAGTTATTGCTCTAGAGAGTGAAGATAATAAACAAATCACTACTGCTATTAAAACAGTACTTAAAAGTTGTATTCAAACCAAAGGAATTAAAGTAGAAACACTTCCTACTTTTGACATTGAATATTTGTTCCTTAACATTAGAGGTAAGTCTGTTGGTGAGGTGATAGAAGTTAATGTAACTTGTCCTGATGATCAGGAGACTAGTGCTCAGATAGAAATTAATTTAGATGATATTAATGTTCAGAAGAATGAAGAGCATACTAATCAAATTAAACTTGATGATAATATCATGATGGAATTGAGGTATCCATCATTGGAACAGTTTATTAAAACTAATTTTGATTTTTCAGATGACAATGCAATGGATCAATCATTCCAATTGATTGGCCAATGTATTGATAAAATTTATACTGAAGAAGAGGTTTGGAGTGCAGCAGATTGTACTAAGAAAGAGATTAATGATTTCTTAGAGTCAATGAATTCATCACAGTTTAAGGATATTGAAAAATTCTTTGAGACAATGCCTAAACTACAGCATACTGTTACGGTTAAGAATCCACAGACAAAGGTTGAAAGCGAGGTAGTAATTGAGGGACTGGCATCTTTTTTCGCATAGCTCTAATCCATATGGATTTAGAGAGCTATTTCAGACTTAATTTTGCGTTGATGCAGTACCATAAATATTCATTAACAGAGATTGAAAACATGATACCTTGGGAAAGGGATATCTATGTTGCACTCTTAAAACAACATCTAGAAGAAGAAAAGTTAAAGCAGCAACAACAGCATGGCGGTTAACTCTCAAAACATATCAGCATTAGTACCTGGAAAGGGTAAGGCTAGAGCGCAGCCTACTAGGGAAGTTGTTGATGAGAGGGTGTTAAGACTTCTTGGGATTGAAGCCTTTGAAGTCGAGATGGATTATGACACATATAAAGATGCTCTGAGAAGAGTTATGATAGAAAGCCGTATGGGCGGCAGTAAATTACCATCAGAAGAAGCCGAAGCAGTAACTAATGAGTGGAGGAGAGTAAAGGGTAGAAAGGGTAGATTTATAGCAAAGAAAAAAGTAATAAAAGCAAAGGACATACAAAAAGCAGGTGCTACTAGTGGGTTAAGTAGGAAGGCTATTAGTGGTGCTGCTGTTGGGGTTCCTGCAGGTTTGTTGGCTGCAGCAGCCACTGCTCCACCTGCAGAAGGAAGGAGTGGCGTATTACAAGCAATTCAAGATTCTCTTGATAATATTGTTAAGGTTCTTAAGGAGCAAAATAAATTAGATAGAAAAGCAATTGAGAAGGATAGAAAGCAAAAATTAAGAACAAGAAGAGATAGATTAAAAGATAGTTTAAAGGGAGGTGCCAAGGCTGTAGCAACTACAGCAAAGAAGGTAATAAAACCAGTACAAAATATACTGGGTGATATTATGGGGGTACTTTTAAAATTGCTTTTTGGTAAAGCATTATTAAAATTACTCAAATGGTTTTCTGATCCGGCGAATGATGAGAAGAAAGCGGCTTTGTTTAAATTTTTTAAAGATTTTTGGCCGATGATGACAGCTGCGGTGGTAGCATTTGGTACTGCAGTAGGTCCGATGATAGCTGGGTTGGTTAAAACGATCGGGGGATTTGTTGTGACTTTAGTGACTAAAATTATTCCTGGACTTGTAAGTGCTTCAGTTGGATTGGCAAAACATTTAGGTTGGAAGGGATTGGCTATTGGTGGTGTTGCTGGTGCGGGATGGTTAGGAAATAAGTTATTAAATCCTGATGAGGTTGCAAATAAAGCATCATCAGATCCAGATCCAGATTCAGATTCAGTTTCACCAACTCAAGGTGGAACTTCAGTTACACCAACTCCAAGTGCTCCTGACTCTGCATCAACTACATCATCATCTACTTCTAATAAGATTGATCCAGTTGATGTGTTGAATAAGAATAGACATCTTCTTCCAAATATTCCATTTATGGATCCATATCAAATAGTTTTAGATAAGATTAATGAAGATCCATCGGCATATGATACTAAAGCGAAAATTGAGGCTGCTCTTAATGAAGCTGGTATAGATACAAGTAAAGTAAGATATGCTACAGGTGGTTTTGTATCAGGACCTGGAGGAGTAGATAGAGTCTCTGCAAAACTAACTGCTGGCGAGTTTGTTATGAGTAAGGGTGCTGTAGATAAATGGGGTACAGATACTCTTGCTGCTATGAATGCTGCGGGTGGTGGTACAAATAATCCTTCTTTTGGTAGATATAATACTGGCGGAAAGGTTGAGAAACCTAAGTCTACTCAAGAAGAACAAAGGGAGAAAGATAATAAAGGTGGTGGTCTTTGGGGTTGGGCTCGTGGTCTTATGGGGTTTGGTACTGATGATAAACCGGTCACAGGAGACTTAGGTGAAGGAACTGATTTTGCTAAGAGAAGTGGTACGGAGAAGGGAGGTATATCTAGAAATGCAAAAGCACTTCTTAATACTATTAGATGGGCAGAAGGTACTTTAAAACCTGGTGGATATAATACTTGGTTTGGTGGTCGTACTGATATGGATCTTACTAGAATGTCCATTGATGAAGTTGTTGCTGAACAGAAGAGAAGACTTAGTGCAGGTGAAGCAACTTATGGAAGATATACATCTGCAGCGGTTGGTGCATATCAGATGATGCTACCGGATGAATTTGCCTCTAGGGCAGGTTTAAATGGTAGTTCTTTATTCACACCAGAGAATCAAGATAAGATGGCTATTGCTGCTTATATGAAGGGCAAGCTGACAAATAAAGAAATTGATAGTCCCATTACTAGAGAGACGATAGCAAAAATAGCAGGCGTATGGGCATCTCTTCCTACAATGAGTGGAGCAAGTGCTCATGGTCAACCAGTTAAAAAATATTCAGATCTTGAAAAAGTATATAATAAAAATTTAAAATCATTAGATCCTAATTCATATTCAACATCAACTACATCAATAGCTTTAGGGAAGGGAAGTACTAGTGTTCCTGGTCAACAACCTGGTCAACAACCTGGTAAAACTGGAGATTCGGCAACAGGTTCAGAGTATGCCAGAGCAATATCTGATGCAGAAATTGATGCATTAATAGCCTCAGAATTTGGAGGTGCTCAACAAAGAGGATTTAATAGACCTCCTCAGACTAAATTTAGTCCTGTTGCAAAAGCGACTCCACCTTCACCACCTTCACATTCACTTCAGTCAATTGGAGATGCAATCAAGAGAGGTGATACTAAAGGTGGTGATTCAACAGTAATGACTATTCCTGAGTCTTCTGCCAATGCAGGAACTCAGTTGCCACAGTTTGATGTTTCATCTCATGCTCTTCAGATTGAGAGATCATCCACCGTTTTAGGAATAAACGCATAAGATATGGCACAAAAAGCATTACCAGCAGCAAAAAAAATTGACGCAGCAAAGTTCTTACCTGGTAAGAAAGCTGATACTAAGATGTTAGCTTCTAATAGAGCAAAAGTAATTTCTAGGGATGAATCTTTAGTTTTAGTTCATAAAAAAGTAATTAAAGTTGAAAAACTTATACAGACTAATTTTAAAATTAAATCTATATCTGATAAGAAGAAAAGGATACAACATGAAAGAGAGAAGGATAGGGTACAAGAAGAAATATTAGAAGATACTCCAAAGGATTCTAATTTAAAGAAAACAGAAAGCAAACTTCCTGTACCAGGATTTGCATTCTTTGGTGAAATAAAAGATACTATTTTAAAATTATTTTTTGGGTGGCTTGCAATAAAAATTCTTCCACATCTTCCAAAACTGTTAGGATTTCTTCCTGTATTAAAACAAGGACTGGAGACAGTTACTGATTGGATGATAGGTGGGTTGGATGCGCTAACAGGCTTTCTTGCTGAAGGCTATAAGATGTATGATAGCGCAAAAGATTGGATAACAGATACTTTTGGTGAGGGTGGTAAGAAAAATTTTGAAGCAATTACTGGGCATCTTACTAAGGCTTTCAATCTAATTTCCATTATTGCTATGGGAATGATGGTTTCAGGAGGTGGGTTTGGTGGACCCAAAGGAAAGGGGCCAAGAAGAGGTATTAGAAATACTGCTAAGAGATTAGGTAAAAATCTTAAAAAGTTTCTGGGACAGACTGATAAGACGGTAATTGACAGAGCAAAAAATATTAATAAAATTAAAAGAGCAAAATTTCTTAATAAATTTACAGATCCTGCGAAAAAAATTGCGAGTAAAGCTAAAAATCTTGCTGGTAAGGGAATAAACCTTGCAAAAAGATTAGTGCCAAAGAGCCTTCCATCTGTTGGTGGTATGTTGAGTGGGTTATGGAATTGGGGAGGTCAACAAACACAAAAGGTAAGTGAAGCTGTAGGTAAGACTTGGGGTAGTGTTAGTAAATTTGTTACTGATCTTCCTGCTAAAACTAGAGCAATGTGGGATGACGTTGCTAAGAAAATTACTCCTTACCTAGATGAGATTGGTAAAGGAGTAAAAAGTATGGGAGATTCTCTTGGCAGACGGTGGGAGGATCTTAAAAACTTAAATCCTCAAAAGGCTATGGAGAAGATGCAGTCGAGGATGATGAAAAATGTTGAGATTCTTATGAAGAAGAATCCAGTGTTGAAGAAGGTGATGACTGCATTGAATCCTAGAAATGCAGCTGCTAAAATGGGAGGATTGATACAAAGTGCACAGAAGAATCCGGCACTTAAGAAAGTACTATCAGTTTTAAAGTCAAATAAAGGTGCAGCTAAAGGATTGGGTCCTATTGATAAAGTGATTACTGCTTTGACAGCTCTTACTGATTACGCTCTCTTTAAAGAGTCTCCTATTAATGCTATTTTTAAAGGTTTGGGTGGACTTGTAGGATATGGACTTGGTTTTGCTGCGGCATCAGCGGTTCCAGTGTTGGGACAGAGTGGTGTATTTAATTTTGCAGGTGGTATTGCTGGTGCATCCCTTGGTGAATACATTGCTTTTTTGATGTTAAAAGGTTTGGCGAAGACTCCATTAGCAAATATAGATGATCCTATTGCTGCTAATACTCAGGGAATGACTCCACGGAAACTTGTAAGAAATCCTGAAAATCTGGCCGATCATATGATAGATGATAAACTTATCAAACAAGCACAGGAAGAAGGGATTGGAGATCCAGTTGGCGGTTTTGGTATTGATGATAAGAAGATAACAGAAACTCCTAGTAATAATCAAACATCATCATCTACTACTACATCTACATCTACTTCTGCATCTAGCACTCAGGGAGGTAGTGGAGGTGGCATAAGAAATCCAGGGAAAGGATCTAAATTGGCAGGAGAGTTGGGGAGATTTTTAGATAAAGAAGGTCTTGGCAATTGGGGATCGGGAGTTCATCAGCATCCAGAACACCCTGACTGGCCAAAAGAAAGTGGGCATAGGGTTGGATCATTACATTATGCATCTCAAGGTGGAAGAGCAATTGATATTGGTGGATGGGGTCCTAACACGTTTAGAAGAGAAGGAGAGAGTGGAACGGATGATCAGACTAGGATTATGCAGGGAATAGCTAGATTCCATAAGAAGAAGGGGTTGCCACCACCACCTGGAGGAACTGCAGAATGGGCTCATGAAGGTAATGAACCTACGGGGCATTGGAATCATGTTCATGTGGCATATGGAGGTGGTGGATTGGTTAAAGGTCTTACTAATGCAATGTTAGGTGAGAGGGGACCTGAGTTTGTTATAGATGCTGATTCTACTGCGGCATTGCGTACTACTTTCCCTGGATTGTTGGAAGCACTTAACAAAGCAGATTATGATGGTACTATTAATGTGTTAAGAAATTATGCTGAGTATGAGAAGGGATTGGCAAGAGAATCTGATACAAAACGACAAAATATTATTTTAAATCAGCAAACTACTTCAGATCCTGTTGTTAATGAAAAGGTTGTTTTTGTTAATAAGTCTGATAGATATGCTAGTTGTTATTTAAATCACTAGTGTAAATAGTATATAAGGATTAATAGAGATGGTAGCCCAGAACTCAAAAAAACAAAAGGTATTTTCTAAAAAATCGGAATCAGGTGAAGTACAAGCTATTAACGTGATTTCTAACAAGCAAGGTGGGGGATCTGTTAATCTTGCTGGAGCACTTGGTGAATTGAGGTACTTTGAAAATATTCGTGATAAAGGTATTAGAGCATCAGTAGCTTATACTGACAGTGGAAATACTGAGATAAAAGGTGGTGGTGGAGGAGGAGGTCAATTGGGGAGGAAGAATGAGTCTTCAGGTAACAATAGATCTATTCTTGATGAACTTCCAATAGTTGGGGAAGAAAAAACTACGTTTAAAATGGTTGATAATAATGATCAAGAGTTGACTTTTACTATGTTTATAAAGGATGTTAAACCAATAGCAGAAACCACTCAGAAGAATGGTGTATTCTTAACATTTCAATCAAAAGAAATGTTTTTAAATGATAATGGAGAGACTAGAGTTCGGGGAAAACATACAGGTAAAATATCAGATATTATTAAAAAAATTATTACTGGCGATACTCATTTGCAAAGTGAGAAGGATGTAAGTGAGTGGACTGATACAATGAATGACTATGTAGTTTGGGGTAATAATAGAAAACCTTTTGCTTTTATTGATTTGTTACAAAAGAAAGCAATTCCAAAAGAGGCTACTCCAGGAACGAGTGCTGGATTTTTTCTTTGGGAGACCTCAGAAGGATTTCAATTTAAATCGATTGAGAATTTGGTGCAGCAAGAACCTGTTAAGAGATATATTTTTAATGAATCTCAAGACAAGAGAGGAAAAGATGTTCCTTCACAATATGATGGTAAAGTATTGGAGTTGACTGGTCCGAGTAATATAGATGTTCAAAAGAAAAAAGATATTGGTGGATATGCTGGAAGAGTTATTGTATTTGATCCATTTGATTGTAAGTATGAAGTTATTGAACAACCACGAGATGAAACAACAGGGAAATTGTCAGAGTATGCTGGTGATGAATTGCCAAAATTTAATGATGAACTTAAAACAAATTATACAAGGACATCATATTTTTGTGTTGATAGGGGAGTGGCATATGCTGAGGTTGAAAAATCAAAAGAGATAAATTTTAGACCTGAACTTGCTGTAAGTCAGGCTACAATGAGATATAATCAGTTATTTACTATTCAAAAAACTATTACTATACCAGGAGATTTTTCTTTGCATGCTGGAGACGCTATTTTTCTTGATATTCCAGAGGTATCTGACAAAGATGTTCAAGTTCCAAACAAGGAGGTAGGTGGCATATATATTATATCAGAGTTGTGTCATTACATGACTCCTCAACATTGCCTTACCAAGTTACATTTAGTTAGAGATTCATATGGGAGAAGAAAAGCACCGAAGTCAACACCTAAACCTGTATGAATTAAATCAAGATGGGATGAATCCACAACGGCGTAGGCATTTACAAAATGAGATAAGTGAATTAGAATCACAACTACAAATGGAAGGAGAATCTTCTATGACAAACACTACTCAGCACGATCTAGACCATGAAGTTTATATTGACCCTAAAGATCATAAAGAACATATCAATCATGGTATGCTAGAGTACACTGAAGAAGATTTAAAAACATCTCATGCTTATTATGATGAGTATCATAAAGGTGATGAGGTAAATTCAAATGAAGGTAAGATTAATGATTACCATACACGACATCAGGATCAGCATTTAGAAGTGTATTGTGAGAATCATCCAGACGCTATGGAATGTAGGGTATACGACGAATAATTCTTATGGAGGGAACTCTTTTTACACCTGGTTTTTTGGGAGCACATTTTAGTTGGTGGATTGGCCAAATTCCACAGGATGGAGTTTGGCGTGAAAATATTATTCCAGGTAAGCACGAGTCTTCTGAGCAGAATGTTGGATGGGGGTATAGGTATAAAGTAAGTATTATTGGATGTCATGATCAGGAGGTAGGAGAAGAGGAAGATAATGAACTTCCTTGGGCTCAGGTAATGTATCCCATTACTGCTGGTGGAGGACAGAGTGCATCATATCAAACACCAAATATCCGGCAAGGAAATTTTGTGTTTGGATTTTATATGGATAATGATGACCAACAAGTGCCGGTCATCATGGGCATTCTGGGGAACAATCAACAAACAAAATTGGGAACCAAACCCAAGAATTATAAACCTACAAGTGGATATGCTACGGGGGATGATCCAGATTTAAATATAAAACCACCAGATGAAGATCAACCTATTACGAAACCGCAAGGAGTTCAGACACCACAAAAGTTAGATCCTCCAGATATTTGTTCTCCATCTGCTGAGGATTTAAAAAGAAATAAGTATGGATTGAGACCAGATAGGAGACTTAATTCTGCTCAACAATTTGATGCGAATACTGCAAGAAACTTATTGGATAATGATGATGTATTTAAAGGGTATACTCCAGAACAAAAGAATGATTTTGTACAGAATGCGGTTCGCGAGGGGATAAAAAGAAGATGTGGAGCAAAAAATTCTCCTGATGCACCCGCTGAAGGGTATCCTTCAATGGAATCTACTGCTGGTGTTCATCAGCAGTCTGTTGCAGATGTTAAAAAACAGGATAGATATTTAAGAAAAATTCCTAAGCAAGATCCATATGATCCTATAGGGTCATCAATGAGATCAATGCAAATTGTTTTGGAGAATCTGACAAAAGATATTAATAAGGTTCTTCAAACAGCATTAGCTTATGTTGATGCGGTAACTAATACTCTTGATTCTATTGATGATTTAATTTGCAAAGCAGCAGAACAATTAGCAAAATATATGAAGACACTTTTTGATAAGATGTTGGAGTATATTTTGAAGCAAATTCAAACTGCAATGGCTCCAGCAAGTAATTTGTTGTTTCCTAATCAAAGGTATATGTTCTCTGATTTAAAGGAACAAATTACAAAATTGATTACATGTTTATTTGAAAAGATTATTGAGGGATTGATTAAGCAGATTAAAGGTGCAATGAAGAATGGTGGTGATGGTAGTAAGGGCAGTGGAAAATTTGCAGTAGGTGGTGGTACTGGCACCAGAGGTGAAGCAGTTGATGAGTACACTCCGACTCCTTGTGACAAAACACCTCATGTACAAATGTGTTATGTTGAAAATTTAGCTGGAGATATTATTGCTGCCAATAGAGAACCTATTGAACAAGCATTGAATAGAATTGTTACTCAGGTTGATAACTTCTTGTTTGATCAGAAGAATCAGTTGGATGTGATTTCAGGAGGACTTAGTAGTGATAGTACGATTCCTCCTTCTCTTGGTGGGATAGCAGGAAATATGGCAAGTGCTTTAAGTTTTACTAATATGAGTTTTAATTTGTTTGGATGTGATTTTAGTCCAACAGCAGCTCTTTCTGATTTTTATAGACTTCAAAATGGTGGTGGATCAGGTGAGACTGCTGATAAGGGAAGAATTGCTCAGGTTGGTGTACAAGCAGCTGGATCAGCAGTTACTCCTAAAGGAGATGAATTGGCGTTTGCAACACCTGAGAAAAATCATGAAGATCTTGCAGTTAATTCATCTCAAACTAGATCTGCAACAGCAGAGGAGGAGAGGGATTATTATAGTTCTCAGGGAGATAAGGATGAAGGTAGTGACGATGGTGACTTTGTGATGTACTAATAAATATTATTATGATAAGTACAAGTTTTAATAGCATATTAATATAAGATATGGCATTGGATAGAGCGACACAACATACTGTTCACACAGATATCTTTGGTAACATTACTAAGGAGGTTATTAAAGTTGGATGGATTGATCCTGATAAGGGATTTGTGGATGGGTTTGATCTTTGTGCTGCCAATGATCAAGCTAAAAAAGATCCTGGAACAGTTTTTATTTTCCAGGATGGTAATCATACGATTAGATATCTTAATATTAATGAAGTTAATAAATTAGATGCAGCAGATACATTACCTCAAGGGGATCCTTGTAAGGGAGTTAATGAAAAGAAGATATGTGGTATTCCCAGGATTAACATTTATGGTGGAGGTGGTATTGGTGCATTAGGAAATGCGGTTATTGGAAGAGACGGATCTATACTTGCTGTTGATGTTGTAAGGGGTGGTCATGGGTATGCATATCCTCCTCAAGTTGATGCTAGAGATGATTGTGATTATGGAAGTGGAGCCGTATTTGAGGTTGTACTTGGAGAGGTTGCAGATGCTTGGCAATATTATGATCAGGCATCTGATTATGAAGAGTATCAACTCTGTGAGAATTGGGGATTTACACCAAAGGGTAGGATGTATGGTCCTAATGGGGAAGACCTAGGGGAATGGAATCCAGCTATTGCTGTGGATCTAGGTGTAGATCCCATTAGAGCGGAGATAATGGAGTATGAAAGAAAGATTAGAGATGTTAGTAGAAAACCGTGGTTTAATACAAGAAAGAGAAGACCGAATAGGATGTTTGCTAATGATGAGAATGTAATTCCATCTTACAACAAGGTCACGGATGCATGTTTTAAAGAAGCGCATAGGAAACTTAATATTTGGCCTGCAGATGGTGGATGGGGCCCATGGATGAATAAATATGCCATCTCTCCTAAACCCCCATCAAATGCGAGGGGTACAGATTATGCTGGTATCTTATTTACTATGGAGTGGGATGAATTATTTCCTGTTACTGGGGAGTATAAGATTAAAGGTCTTTGTGACAATAGGTCGCAGGTATATATTGATGGTCAAAAAGTTCTTACTCCTGGAGTTTATACTGGTGCCCAATTAAATCCACCAGTTAAGAGGCGTTATGAGGAAGGAGTTCATAATATTAAGGTAGAACTTTATAATATACCAATTGTACAAACGGTATTGGAGGGTACAGGTCCGACTGATAGTGATATGGTTACATTTAAAGTCAGTTCGTCGGCGCGGTATGCTAATGGGTTTGCCATTCCTGAGTTAGGAATTAATTTTAAGAAAAAATATAGGGGCAAACAAATAAATGAAACGGTTACGAAAAAGGTTCAGTTTGGAAAGCCTTATACAGTACTCGTAACTAGTGATCAATCTAAAAAAGGAGTAAGACTGAGGACTAAGGGCAAACGTGTTCTGGAGATGGAAGATGATACGGATATGGATTGGACTGATGTAGTATGTAGTGCTAGTCATGGAAAATTTATTAGATCTCCAGACCCTAAGGAAGCAGGTGGTTTTCAACTGATTAGTAGTAATAGATGTTATTTTATAGTTGATAAACCAGAACCAAAACAAATAATTAAAGGTCCACCTAAGAATCAATCTGAGACATTAAAGCATCCAACTGTACATGAGAATGCAGTTTTTGATACTATTGATTGGATGGGTAAAGCCAATAGACAATTATGGAGAACTAATGTTTATTCAAGAGGTGGATTCCTAAATGAGAAGGGAGTGTCTCCTTTTGATACATCTTTGATGTTAAATGATAATCCATATGCAGGAACGCATCGGATTGAATGGCCTAATGTTAAGATCCCTGTTGATGGAGCATATACATTCCATATAGCTGTAGATGATACTGTGACTTTATATCTTGGGGATCAAATTAAGATTGTGAAGCAGGGATTTGTTGGAGATACTGATACGTCAACAGGAGAATATAAACAGAGTCATTTTATTAAGCAAGGAACCTATACACTCGTTGCAGATTTGTATCAAAAACCTGGGGGAAGATTTGGGTATGGTACAGGAGCTGCTACTCCATCGGGAGGATCTGGTGATATTAAATATCATAGATTGAATCCTTCTAATAACCCAATTAAAGTTACTGATGGTGGAAAGAAAATTAAATTAAAAGATAGTGGTGGTCCTGATACTAATGCAATCTTTAAAATTGTATCTGGAAATGGTACTTTCTCTTCTGATGGTAGGAGATTAAATGGTACTGGATCTATTACTCTTGAATTATCTTGGAATGATAAGAAAAATACAGCTGGAAGAGCAGTGCAATCCATTCAAATTGGCAATAAAACTTGGTCAGTATCTGGAAATGAAGTAGGATCACAAACACGTACAGTTGAGTTGGCGGGTGTTGTTAAGGGTATTAATCCAATGGCTCTTGCCATTAATATTAGTGGTTCTATGATAGAAAAGGAAGTTGTTGTTCCTTATTCTTGGTGTGAGAATCCTATGGGGGTTGCTTTGGGTATTAATTCTCCTGAACCAGTACCCCCTCAAGAGATCCCACCACCACAAGAAGGTAGGTGTCCTCCAAATCCAATTTGGTCAACTCGATTTCCAAATGCAGTAGAGAGATGGTATCCAGTAACTGGTGAGGGATCATCAGGAAGAACTGGTGGACAAAATGCATATAGTCCATTTACAAATCGTTATGCAATATCTCCTATCAAACCTTTAGATCTTCCTGGTACTGATAATTCTGGAGTTACCTTTAGTAATACTTGGCCACTTGACATTGCTTATGATGGATTCTATGCAGTAAGGGGAACATGTGACAACAGAGGGAAGGTTTTTATTGATGGCAGACAAGTTTATACTTTAAAGGGATTTAAGACAGAAAGACCTCTACCTAAAAAGGTATGGCTAAAACAAGGAACTCATACTATTGGTGTAGAGGTGTGGAATAAACCTGTAAAAAGAAGTTTTAAAATAAGAAAAAATATCTTTAGAACTATGGATTGGAGAGGCGGTCCTGATACGGTGGAGGCTGGTGAGGTAGATGTTACTTTTACTATCACTACTTCTGCATGGTATGCTAATGGAATTTCAATTCCAGAATTGGGAATCAGCGAGAAGAAAAAATATAAGGGCAAACAATTAAGAAAAACTATTACAAAAAAAGTTAAACGTGGAAAACTTTATGAAGTAATTACGAGTAGTGATCAAACGAAAGAGGGTATTAGATTGAGGACAATGGGCAACAATGTTCTTCAAATGGAAGAAGATACGGATATGGATTGGACTGATCTGGTATGTACTGCAAGCCAAGGAAAGTGGAATGTTGGTCCAGGTAATACAGCTACTTTTATAGTGGGTGCTAATAGGATATTCGGTGGTATTGAAAGTGGAACAACAAAAAATGGGGTAACATATACTGGTCCAAGATTATTTGGTCATGTTGAAACAGGTCATTATGAGATAAAGACCAGGCAAAAAATGGGCCCAGCACGTTGGGGAACATATATGAATGCTCATTCTGTTTCTCCTTGGTTCCCTGATCTATTTGCAGAGGATTATTCTATTGTTGGTGTTAAGGTATATACATGGTCTAATGTTGATTTTCCTGAAAATGGTACGTATAGTTTTAAGTTTGCTGCAGATAATAATGCTAGTGTTTTCATCGATGAGACTTTAATAACAGGATCTTTGGATCATCAAATAAGAATGGATTATGGTCATTGGAAGACTGGGATGTGGCATAATGTTCAACTTACTAAAGGGAAACATACTGTAAGGGTAGAATGTTTAAACATTGATCATGCTGCTGATGGTGGTGACTATACTTTTATTAATAATCCAACTGGATTTGCACTTATTATTAAATTTAACGATACAATTCAAAGGACTGATATGACCTCATGGGCTATGAATCCTGTATGTGCATCTGCTATTTTGATTGCACCACCTTGTCCTAAGAAGATTAGTGGTAGAGGTGTAGTCAAAGAGATTATTCCTACCAATCCTGGATGGTATCCACCACCAGAGACACCACCAGGAGATCCACCAGAATATGATGTGACTTTGGAGTTGGATAGGATAGAACCACCAGATACTACAAATTATAATTGTGAAGAGGATGAGATAGTAATTGAACCAAGTAATGGTGCTGAAGCTAAATTGGTTTGTGGTCCTTTTGGATCTATTCCAGAAATAATAGTTACAAAACCAGGAAGAGGATTCACTACTTATCCTGATATTTACATAGCAAGTTCTACTGGTATAAGAGTACCATTAGTTCCTACTTTTCGTATAATAAGAACGCCAGTAGATCCGACGATCAGACCAGAAGAATTACTTCAGGTAACAGATTTGGCTGGTATTAAGAAGACTGGATACTATAATGGCAAACCATACTATGGTGCTGTCTTCTATGAGAATGGTATTAAGTATGCTGGTTGGTATGAAACTCCTGGACAACTTGTACAGATTTATGATACACTTCAAGAGAGTATTGATGCTCAGGTAACTACACCTCCATCTGCAATCCTTAGACAGGGTAGTGATGTTACTAGCAATGATCCTAAATTGGATATTCCTGGTACTCCTGATACCCTCACTTAGTAAATAGTAATTGTACTAATTAAATGAAATGGCAGTAGATCCAATTAAAGATTGCGTTCCTGGAACTCCGCAAAATAGAATCAATACTAGAAGAACTACTACTGGTGACACGCGGAGTGGTTCTGGTTCTGGTGGTGGATCTGGATCTGGTGGTGGTTCTGGTGGAGGAGGATCTCTTCAAAGAGCTGGTGGTAATGGTGGAGCTAAAGAAACTTTTACTACTATACGATATGGAAATGATCATGGATCGATTACCTTTGGTAAGATTTCTAAGTTAGGTGATGTAATTTCTGATGTATTTCTTCAGGCATCTGAGGGAACTCATCAACTTAGCATGGATAAAGATGGTCCTCGGAAAGGATTTACATCTATTGTTGCACCCTCAAATTTTCAAGTAGATTGTGGGAGAGATAATAAAAAGGAGCAGGATACTGTTCAGATTCATGCAGAGAATGGTAATATTATTATTACTGCATCTAGTGGAAAGATTGAGTTTAATGCTAATGATATTGAATTTAATGTTAAAGGAGAGTCTGGCAAGGAAGGTAATTTTGTTGTTTCTGCTAGTGAAAGTATAGTCTTTAAAGATTGTAAAAAATTTCAGGTAGATGCGAAAACTAAAATGCGAATGGCAACTCCTGGTTCATGTGAGGTTGTTGCTAATGAAGTTATGAAAATTTATGGTGGTGTTGCAAGGGGAGTTTCAGACGGATGTTCCGTTAAAAACGATAAGAATAATAATCAATCGTTCCAAAGAGAACAACAAAAAACTTAAGGAGGATAAAAGATGTCGTGGTTATTTGATGATACTGCAACAGGAGGTCAGCAATGTGTTGGCGCAGGAATGCCCAAGGCTTTGGGTTTAGGTGCCACAAAGATTAATGGGTCTTCTTTTATTGAAGGACCTCAGGTAGTTGGAAGTGCGGGTTCTTGGCCATTTGTTGGAGCAACTTTAATGGTTGGTCCTTTAACTAATATTGAATCTCCTAAACCCCTAATCCCCGGCGCATTGTGTAGTGGAGTTAATAATCCATACTCCTTAGGAGTGAGAGGATCTTCTGCTTTTATGGGGATGGTGGATACCAATTTAAATGTTAATGTTGGTATGCATTTGATTGCACAAGGACATGTGATATCTAATTGTGGTGGTCATATTTTAGCAGCAAAGAAAAACTTTGATATCAAGCATCCTACCAGGGAAGGGTATAGATTACGACATACTTGTCCAGAAGCACCACAAAATGATGTATATATACGCGGCAAGGTTACTAATAAAAAAGAGATTGAACTTCCTAAGTATTGGAAAGGGTTGGTAGACACACAATCTATTACAGTATCACTTACTCCTATTGGTGCTCATCAAAATGTTATTGTGAAGAGAGTTGATGAGGACAAAGTATATCTCCAGGCACAAGGTGGAATGCCAATCAATTGTTACTATCATATCTTTGGAGAGAGAAAGGATGGTGAGAAACTCATTCCAGAGTACCAGGGCTTGACACCAGAGGACTATCCAGGCGATAATAGTGAATATAATATAAACACTTGAGATGAAAGTCCATGAAGTTTTTCCTACTGTGGTAGCACAGGATAGGATTGATGTGCATGATGAATTTAAAAGTGAATACTTTAATGAACTAAAAACTTTATGGTTTGATGGATATAATAATGAGACACCAGAAAATTCTGGTAGGTGTTCTCTTCATCTAAATAAAAATTACCTTGGATTTTTTCAATCACTCAAGAGAAGTGTTTGTAGATACTTAGATCTATTAGAAGTAGACCATGAAAAATTAGATATTAATTTTATCAAATCTTGGATTGGTTATCATAATAAAGATATACCAGGCCTTAAAATGCATTCGCATAATGGTGCTGATATATCATTTACATATTATCTTTCATCAGATGAGACATCAGATAAATTTTGTGTTCATCAATTAACTAACACGAATGAAGTAGCAGGTGCACTCTTTGAACCTAGTGATCGATTTAATGTGATGAAAAAGTTTAATAGATATAACTGTCATAGTTACACAATTACTCCTCATGAGGGGACAGTTGTTATCTTTCCAAGTACTTTACAACATTCTACTTTAAAGAAAGAGAATAAAGGAGATAGATATGTAATTGCTGGAGACATTAAGTTGTGTCTTAAAGCAGAATACAATCTTTATCATCAAACTATGCCACATCCTGATATGTGGCTAACATGCTAATCTAAACAGAGGTAAAAAAATGGCAATACCCCCAATTCCTTCAGAAGCAACTACAGATCCTGATAAACTTGATTTTGTACCACATGCAATAGGAAGTCCGAATTGTGATGATGGAATGCATTGGGGTAGACCGTCATCATTGTATTCTTACATTATGAAAGGTCTGACTGGAGATGATCAAAAATATCCAGAGGCGTGTGAACCTTGGTATCATAAGAATTTTCAGGTTGATAATGTTCAATTAAACAGTAGTATAATTGGGGGTGGATCTGTTCTTGTTAATGGTGATGTTAATGTTGGAGGAGAGGTGTCATCTAATGATGGAGGACATGTTCTTTCAAATAAAAAGAATTTTGATATTCCTCACCCAACTAAAGATGGTCATCGATTGAGACATGTATGTATTGAAGGTCCGAGTGCTGATGTTTATGTGAGAGGAAAACTTAAGGATGATAATGTAATAAAATTGCCTGAATATTGGCGTGGATTGGTTGATCCAGAGTCAATTGATGTTTCTTTAACTCCACTTGGAAATTTCCAAGAACTTTTTGTTGAGAAGATGGAGTGGGGATCAAAGGTTATTGTTAAAAATGCTGCAGGTGGTTCAATTAATTGTAGTTATGTTGTATATGGTGAGAGAATTGATTGTGAGAAGAACATTGCAGAGTATGAAGGTAAATCCTTAGAGGATTATCCTGGCGATAACGATCAGTATACTCATAAGTGATTGACACAAGACTGTGTATCCTTTATAATGAGGTGAAGTACTGGTAAAATTTATGCAGGAAGATCAGGTTGAAAAGAATTTGTATGTCGAGTCAGAGGATGATGAATACTTGACACGATGCGTGGTGGATACAAGTGGTCGTAGATTTAATCTTTATTCTAATTTAGGCACTGAAAAGGTTGTTGTTTGTGAAGATATGAATGAATTTATGAATGTTCTTACATTCGTTAAGGATATGTTAGAAGATAGTGCTCAGTTGGTGTATGCTGATCCTCTGTAGGAAAATTAGCTTTTAATTCCAGAAAAGTCGGTAAAAAATCCCGGCAAATTTTTTCGCTCTATTACTTTTTTCAAATGAGACCGGAAACAAGAAAGGCGATGGAAATGTTATTTACGGCAAAATGGAATATACCAAAAGCAGCAAAATATTGCAATTTAACAAATAAAGAGATGAAAATCACTTTTAACGAATATTGCAATTTT